CGGTTACTCCACGCAATCCAGCGCAAACCAGCAGCTCATAAATCCTTAGACGCAATGACCCGGTTTCAGGATACTTGCGCATTGCTGCATCTACGGAAGTGCGCTTGGCATTGCGTGCAATGATTATTGCGTTATCGCTGACTGTTGGCGGTTTCACGCTTGCCCACTGCCTTTCCTAAGTCAAACCCGGCGCGATGGCCTTGATCTAAACCAATTTCCTTGCCAAGCAAAAATCCGGCAATCATTGGAATGCCAAGAACAATCACGGAACCAATGAAAACACCTGCATCCGACAATGTTGAAAGAAAATCAATCACTTTGAGTCCTCGCTTTCCATTCTCCAAAAGGTTTGAATTGTCTTATCCATATCAAAACGGTAATGACCGCCAAGGGGTTTATATGCCTCAATCTTGCGCTCGCGTACCATGCGGCGCAATGTACTTGGTGTAATTTCCAAGATGCGTGCCATTTCGGTTGTGCTCAAATACTCCGGTTCTATGATGCTCATATGGTTTCCCATGATCCAGCGTAATCAGTCAGAATGACAACTTCGCCCGTGCCAATATCAAATGCAGCTTCATGGGGTTCAGCAATGGATTTCAGGAATGCTGATGCCAGGATGTAATCGGTGTATGTGTCAACCCAATGGGCATAACCCCAATCGAATGAAATTTCAGTGTCGTGAATAACCGGCTCAAAACGCATAACCTTCTTTTCCCAATCCTTGCCCCATTGCATTGAGGTTGTGGTTAGGTGCTCAAAATCGTTTTTGGTAAGCTCTAAGGTTATTTTCATGACTGACCCATTTTCTTAAATTGGGCATCAATCTCTTTGATTGTGTATTGCTCGCATGTATCGCACATGCAGTCAGCCGCAGCTTGGAACGCTTTGGATTGTTTGCTTAACTGGTCACTAATTTCAATGTATAAATCTGCCATTCTTGACATGTGAGGCCCTTCGTCTATATCGCCGTGTTGCGATAAACCAAATATAGACGATATGTACGAGATGTACAACATCAACACCGTTCGGCGTGTCTAACGCTCCAAAAGGATGGTGTAAATATGGTCTAGGCGTGCTTCGAGCCTGTTGACCTGCTCTTTTAGGCTATGTCCATTTGCCTTGGGCCCTATTTCAGCCATGATTGAACGAACAATGAACCGGACTGCCGCATAAAGCCCGGACAGGATGGCCATCACGCCTACGATAACGGCCACCCATGCCTGGACCTCCATCTTACTTCTTGCCTAGTGTTATTGCTGAATCCTTTGGGTCAACCGCACGCAAGATAGGGGCGATAAAACCCGCTACCAATGCATTGACTAGAACCTTTGGATCAGTGATACCGGATAAATATAAAGCCGCTACTGAAGCTAGTGAAGCTCTGACATACGACAAGGCCGCCGCTTTGAGTTGTGAGTTCATTTGTTGTCTCCTTGTATTTTCTTAATTAATGCCTCCACCTTGGCTGCACTAATAGCGATTTCGAAATGCATTTCATCTTTTCGCTGCTTGTAGTCACCGCCCCAAATGCATCCGTATTTGTGAGCAAGGGCCCGAATCATCGGAACCTTCAATGGGTCAAATGTATTGGTCTGCCCCAAGGGATGCTTGGAGGCGTTTAGATCTAAAGCCGTGCCTGATGAGTGATTGCTCAGCTTTGTGGTTTCTCCACGGATTGGCCGATAACAATATCCCCAATCGTCAAGTCCACCTACATCAAGCGGTTCAATCAGTTCATGAAATTCAGCAGCTAGACCAATAAGCAAAGGTGCAACCGCTTCGGCGCACCGCAGCTTGATTGCCGTGCCTGTTACGGGATAAGACTTTATTCCTATCTCAGCCTGATCCTTAGAGGCCGGCCAACCGTTTGCACTTGTCTCCATTTAACTCAGCAATAAATTAGCTTCATCGGCAGTAATGCCTAACTTAGCTAGCAGTGTTTCTTTGGCTGCTGCCGCTTTTGCTATGTCTTTTGCTCTAGCAATTTCATAATCTGTATCAATTTTGCGTTGAGCAATTTCATCAACAGTTAAATCTCTTTCAGTTACTTCGCCAGTTGCACAATTGACTTCAGTTATTTTATCCATTATTTGACTCCATAAAGTGTGTAGGTTCCTGCTGAAAATGTGCCACCGCTTGCAACAATGGTGATGCTAGTGGTTGCTCCAATAGTCCCATTGTATGAATAAAAATTGAGGCTTGGAATCTTATATGTTGCTAAATCATAAGCAAGCGCGCTTACTAACTTTGTTCCTGTTGTAGTTGCATACGCTGGAAATTCAATAATTGCAGAGTTCGTTGCACCTGAATCCGGAGTTGTACCACCATCAACTTCTATTTGTGCCGTTTGTCCAGGAGATCCCGCGCCCGTGGCAATAGAGGCTGTACCATCGCGGAATCTTAGATATCCGCCTGTGTAGTTTGTGCCAGTATCGCCGTTCAACCTGATAAATAATCTACCACCACCGCCAAGATTGTAACCTGTTACATGCAATTCAAGATTGTTGTAACCTGAAATGCTTGAAAATGTAACGCCTGTGCTTGAAAGTGTTCCAGTTGAAATAACTGTCATGCCACCGCTTGCACTAGCAGCCTGAACCCAATCAAAAAATAGGGCCGCTCCAGTCGAGTTAAAATATAAAGTGCCGCCTTCATATTGGGTTAAAGCCAAAGATCCGGCAGTGCTGACCGTCGCAGTTCCAGCCGTAACGGTACAAACGCCCGCACCTATATTCTGAATTTGAACGCTATCACCAGCCGCGAAGAGTGCAGTGTTTACCGTGATAGTGGTTGCACCTGCTGCGTTCATTTGTACAACTGTTCCAGCATCGGCCGCCGTTAGCACATAGCTAGTGGTTTTGGCAGTTGTTGACCCGCCTCCCATTGCCGTCTGCTGGAGCGATGTCATTTGAGCCGCCGTCAGTACTTGCCCGGTCGTAAAGGTTTGCTTGGCCATCTATCTCATCTCCTTAATAACTCAACACGCTTGTGTCAAGTATTCCATAAAGTGCACTGTCAAGTATCAATCCATCGATGATGGCTTCAAGTGTCGTCATTTTAACGCGCCAAGAATTTGGCGTGATTTCCATGGATTTGCCAAAGACTTGAAGAGTTTTTGTTAGGGTCGTACCGCCTGGTTGATTGGTTGTGATTGTAACCGGGTCAAAGTAATCAAGGTCAAGGGCTGCAATAATGCCGGCATCATAGTTGGCCGTGTATAAATCCAATTGGATTTCGTCACATCTCACGCTTGTTTCGGCCCTTGAAGCTACATAGGCACGCGCATAGTCTAAAGCCGTTTCAGTTGTCTGCATCAAAAGATTTTGCTGATTGTAAGAATGCAAGAAATACTTGGCAATGCTTGCCGCATCTGAGGCAGTTTGAACGGCCAAGCCGGTGGCAGTAATGTTGGCCTCATTGTAAACAAGCGTGTCATTTGTAACCCATACGGCGTTAAAATAATCAATTGCCGTGCCGTTGTCGTTAAAGACGACCGGTGCCGCAGCAACACTTGATGCAGTTAAGTTGCGGTCCTGGAAAACAAATGAACCTGATGCATCAACATAAAAAGCACCGTATTCCGTAGTTTCAATTGTCTGACAAGCTGCAAGCGCGGTGCGGGCCGTGCCTGGATCAACCTGGACCGTGGTTAGGCCAGGGTCCACATCCCTCATGGAATTTGGCCACGATATGGCATCCAACAAGTTGTTGATTCTTGCGCCCGTTAATTGACCCGCGCTTGTTCCTGCCACTGTTGAAATCTGGGCATTCTGAGCTAATCGGAAAGCGTCAACCGCTTGGATTGTAGTGTAAACAACATCACCCACGCTTGATTGTGGAGTGGTCGTACTAAACGAAGTTATAAATCCACTAAAGATAGGATATGTGATTGCTCCATAAGTAGCAGTTATTTGCACTTTACGCATTGGAGTAAGAAGCTGATAGTAGGGCCCCGAAATGTTCATTGGGTTGAAGTAGCCATTTTGGTCAACAATGCGCAATGAAAGTGTGCCGGTCTGAAATTGGTCGGCCTGAGCATTACGGCCTCGCCTAGTATTGATTGAGTCCACAACATCAGACACATCAACAATGACTGAAGCTGCATCGGCCAAAATGTTTGTGTCCAAAATGCCTTGATCTAAAATCATGGCTTGGGCAAAACTTGGGCCCGTACTAAAGTTTATGTAAGCATTAATTGTTGGGATTGTCATGCTGGCAACGCCCCTGCATAAGTCGTCAAATACCCTCGGCGGGCAATTTCATTGAGGGCAGCTTGCACGGCATCCACAATAGTGTTTTCATCAGCCATGGATGGGCCTGTATTGACCACGATTGAAATTCCGGCTTTTTGGTCAACATTACGGTCAGGTTGCTGACTTGGGTTGTAATCTCGACCAGGAATAAGCGTTGGAGTGCCATCAGGCATTGCCGCAGGGATGTTTGTTGCGGGCACATAATTACGGTCAGGTTGCTGACTTGGGTTAAATGTGACTCCAGGAATACGGCCAACCATGTTAAGCAAGGAGGTTGATGCTGAACCTGCTGAGAATGCTAGATAAGCCAATGCGGTCGCGGCTTTAACTTCTTGATTTAACTTGTCGGCCTGAGCCTTAACCAAGGCATCATTAGCCGCTTGTGCAGTTTTGCCAGTTTCATCAAGGATAGCAATTTGAGCACGAATGCGTGCTTTTGTTTCCTCGTCAGTAGCTTGATTTAATGCCACATTTAGGCCAATGCGCTCCAAGTCAAACTTCTCTTTAAGCTTGTCTAAAGCCGCTTGTTCCTTCTTCATTTGAGCTTCTTCTTTTGTAGCCTTGTTCTTGGCATTGAGCATGGCCAATTCGTCAGCCTTAGCCTTTTTCAATTTGTTATCGGCTGCTACTTTTGAATTATAAGAGCTTGCCATGCCTGTGCCGGCAAATTTATAAGCAGCCCTTGCTTTATCCTGTGCTAAAAACTCTGCGTTAGCTTTATTTAAATCACCAACCATATTAAAAGCACCGCTACCTGTAACAATATCTAAAATTCGTATAAAGCGACTAAAGCCAATAATTGCGGTTCCTATGGCACTTGCAATTGATTCTATAATGCTTAAAGTTTTAGGCAAACCACCTGAACCGCCTAGAATTGTTAAAGCGTCTATTAAATCTTTACCTAATGACTCGCTTGCATTTTTACTTGCCACCGTCAATTTATCTAATGAGCCCGCGTAAGAATCTGCTGCTATCTTTGCTTGGCCACCCGACACCTTAGCAACCTGTTTTAAAATGTCTTCAAAAGACATTGCTGCTAATTGAGACTTGCTTAAACCTAGTCCATATTTAATTAATCCACGCGTATTTCCCGCGTATGCCTTAGATAAATCAGCAGCTACCGAAACCACATCAGAACCACTAAATGCACTAAGATCTAGAGCAGTTTTGAGCAAATCCTGAGATTGGCTCAAATTGCCCGTAGTAGTAACAAGTTTTTGAAACGCCGGACGCAGTTGATCATCAAGAACGCCGAATTGTCTTTCAAGCGTGCTTATAAAATCTTTTATTTGTGGATTAGCGTAACTCATACCTAAGTTATCTAAAGACTTAGCAAGAACCTTAGCGGCCTTGTCGTCTGCTGCAAATGCGTTAACCGAAGTTTTGCCAAACTGCAAAATTTTACGAGCAGCAAAAACACCTGCAAAAGTCTTGCCTAGGTTTTTGACTGTTTTATCAAATGCGCTTATATGCTTTTTGGCTTGGTTTAAACCCTTTGGGTCATATCGCGTGGTTGCGCTGACTAATAAATTTGGCATCAGGAAGCCAACTTATATCCGGATTGAGTACCCGCGCCGCCTGAAGCATTGAATATCTTGACCGCCTTATCAATGGCAGTTGTCACGGCCAAGGTTGCCTTGCCTTGATCCTGCTCCCATGCCTTGAATATCAAGCGGCCACGGTCAAATCCTTTGCCGTAAAGAGAACCCATAGCTCCAATAAATAATTTACCAGCATCAGGATTATTTGAACGGCTGACATCTTTGCCTGGGCCGTTTCGACCAACCCAAGGTTGTCCAGTTGGAAATTTACGCCCTGCGGTTTCGTAAATTGCACCAGCTGCTGAATTGTTGCGCACATAATACTGAGCCCGGTATCCCTGAGGGTTTTGAATGCTTTTTCCTTGGCGATAAACAATGCCAGCTTTAACCTCAGCCGTGTCAAACAATGGAAATTTACGCACGCGCCCGCTAGTATTAAACACGGGTTGGCTTTGTACTTTGCCGCGCTTTTCCCATCCGGACAAATAGGTTGGAAACCCCTGGGGAACATCACCACGGGCTTTATCACGAATCGTTATCATTGCAGATTTAATTTCAATGTTCATTTGCTTGGTTAGGTCTTTATCAAACTTGCGCATCGCCTTCAAAGTGGGTTCAACGCCGGTTATGTTTAGTGGCACGGGCCCTCTCCTTTGCTCTATCGTTTAACACTTGAAGCACGGTTTTGAACATTCTTTCATCAAGATCCAAGACTTCATTGGGGCTTATCTTTAGCTCCACCGCTAGTGAGGCCACTAGATAGGTGAAACTTCCCCGGTCTATTTTTTTTCGGGCTCGTCATCCATAACTTCAACCGCAATCAAGGTTCCCAACCATTCTTCACCAAATGGCGGAATGACCTCTACACGGGAAAGTGCGTTATGCGCTAACCAATAGATGTCACTCTGTTTTTCCTCGTCACGAAATTGTTTATGAATTCCCTTGCCTGTGTATTTTTCAAACGCATATTCAACCACGGGGGTGATTGGAACAATCACATCCCCTGAGGCCCTGGTGATTTTCAAGCGTGCCATTTTTACTCCTTAGAATGCCACTGATGTTGAAACAGTGACTGTTGTGTTTACTGTAAATGAAATGCTGGATGCAGCTTCATCGCCAACGCCGCCTGAACCTACTGGGGTCAGGTTGTTGACAAAGATTGAAAACTGATATGTGGGATTTGTTGCGCTTACTGCGGTTCCCTTAACAGTAATCATTGAAACTGCCAATGTAGTGGCAAATGCCGCATTGAGTGTTGTCATAACCTGAGATGCTGCCCAGTCATTAAAGAAATCAATTTGCAGCGTGGCAGATTGCAATCCACCCACCACCTTATGTGCAGAATCGCCCATTGTTGTGACTTCCAGCTCGTCTACGATTTGCGTTAAAGTAATTGCGCTCACATAAGATGAGATGTCAATGGATGGAACTGTTGGCGCGGCTGCGGTTGCAAGTTTCACGCCAACATTGTTATTTAGATAGATTGCCATGTGTTATTCCTCGTTTTCTGTTGTCGTTGGCTTAGCAGCCTTTGTATCCTTGATCTGACCGACTTTGACAAGCCAGGCCAAATTCTCTGCGTTTGTTTCGCTCATTTTATCTCCTATGACCAAGTGGTGAGAACGGTTATTGAAAAATCCGATGTAAGCATGGGCCCACTCGGTGCATCCAACACTGAAGGAGCTGAAGCACCGGTGATGTTGAATACTAAAGTTGATGAAGCTAGTTTGTTAAACACGGCCACAATTGTGCTTTCAATGCCGTTCAAATTTCCTTGGTTGTCTAGATACGGCACGGTCATGATAATTTTGAAGTTTGCCATGCATGAAATTGAAGCTTGTGAGTTATTTGATGGAACTAAATAAAGATCACTGGGCGCAACTATCACCGAATTGGCAAGAATTACTGGGGGCGGGAAGCTGAA